TGATCTTGTGTTCGACCGTGAATCCGGTTGCTTACTCGATGCACCTAGCATAGATGCTATCTTCGCTATTCGTGAGCTCACGCTCATGAATGGTAGAATTGACTCTCCTTGCAATCCAGCGAGGAGGCGTCTAGCATTTACGCAGTACGTCGAGTGTGAGAAGGAGGTGAAGGCATATGACGCTACACGTACCGACCGCGAAATGCGATCATATCGTGAAATGTCAATGCTGCTATTCGGGAAAGTGCTCGAAAAGACCAGCCGGAAGGTTGGCCGATCCGACATTATCCCGAAGCACGGGCCGGGAACCACAGCTGATGGACTTCGAGGAAACTCGAAGTTTTATCAAACTGAATGGACCCAGCGGCTTGAGACGGTCTACCCTATGGTGGATTATCTCATCCCAAATCACGGTTACTACCGCGATTGTCGCCGTTTTAACCTCCTCGAACCCTTCGCTGAGCGACCTATTAAGGTTACTTCAGTGAATAAGACGATGAAGAAGCCACGAATTATCGGTGAAGAGCCTACATGCATGATGTATGCACAACAGGCTCTATCCGAGGCACTCGTGTATGAGATCCGCCATGATGACATCATGGGGTCCATAATCGGATTTAAACACCTGGATGGCCAGCTTCCTAATAGGTTGTTGGCTCAGGTGGGTTCCCAACATGGGAACTTTGCAACGCTCGATTTGAGCGATGCGTCCGATCGCGTCTCCAATCAGCTCGTACTCGCAATGACAGATGGCTGGCCCTTCGTAATGGAGGGTTTGCAAGCTGCCAGATCGAGGAAGGCTGCCGTAGAAGGCCATGGCGTAATACGTCTGGCCAAATACGCGTCGATGGGTTCAGCCCTGACTTTCCCCATTGAGGCCATGGTCTTCACGACTGTGGTCTTTCTTGGGATTCAAGAAGGGCTTAGGCGCCGGTTGTCCGCAAAGGATGTTAAATCCCTCTGCGGAAAGGTGCGCATCTACGGGGACGATATTATTATCCCCGTAGAGTACGTCAAGTTCGTGATCAAAGCACTCGAGACTTTTGGGTTTCGGGTTAACTTTGGAAAGAGTCACTGGAATGGCAAATTCCGTGAATCTTGCGGAGGTGACTACTATGATGGGCACGATGTATCTGTTGTGCGCGTTAAGCGTAGTCTTCCCTCCTCACGAAAGGACGTTCCAGAGGTGATCGCGACGGTGTCACTGCGTAACCGGTTTTATTCGGCTGGCATGTGGCAAACGGCGCGATATCTGGATGGTTTGTTGGTACGGTTCATTCCGTTTCCCAACGTGCTATCCTCCTCGCCCGTGCTGGGCAGATGGTCTTTCTTGGGCTTCGAAACCCAGAAGGATCATCGGGATCATCAGAGTCCTCTAGTCAAGGGCTTTCTTGTTTCCACGCGGTCCCCAGTTTCAATACTGGATGATCGTGGTGCCTTGCTAAAGTTCTTCCTTAAACGCGGCGATTTGCCATCCGCCGACAGGGAGCACTTAGAACGTTCTGGACGACCCCGAGTCGTCGACATCAAACTCGGGTGGGGTTCCAGTGTATGAGTCGAACGAGTACTGGCTTAGACACATGTGCCTTATGGATGGAAGTGCGGATTTTGAGCACCTTCGGGTGACTCACACCGTGCCTCCTATCCTGGAGGTACATAAACTGCGAATCTCCCGAAAGGAGACCCGTTGTGTCTAAATCAGATAAGAGCTCGCTTTCCATGCTGGACGTCTGGATTTTCTACCCAAACTTTGGGTGGTTCAGGGGCTCGGATTCTTGTCCTCACGGACTCGACCCGGCTGATCTGAGCTGCCCGACGTGCGGGTATCCAGTTCTGTACCAGCGTGTTGGCAACTGGGAGAATGGTCTCTACATAGAGATCTACACTCCCATTGGCTCGCTCGTTCCAGACTGTGACGTCCCCGATTCTACCGAAACCGAGTCATTCAGGACTCGGCCTGGTAGTCACGGGACCACCCACAGGATTTGGAACTGATGAACTGAGTCGAGAGCTTAATTTCCATCCACTTTACGTGGTTTGGTGCTCTTTGAGCAGTTCGGATGGTCCTCCTTGTACTAAGGAGTTCCAATCATGGCGCCAGGTATTATTCTGGTGGGGACTGCGTGTCCCGCGT